ATTTGCTGATTCTTTGCTACGAAAGTTTTCTAAATCGAAGACTACCTCGTTGAGCCAATTATCAAACTCTGATGAGTTTTCTACAAGCACTAAAGCATTGTCAAAAGTATATTCCATTTCTTTTGATAAATCTTGACCTGCTAGGTCGACAAGAATTAAGTCTTCTAAGTATGAAAGTTTTAATCCTTTCCAATTCTTAACTGTTGCGCCTGCAAACTCTTTTACAAACTTTTCGTCATCTAATATTTCTTCAAACGCTCTAGTTTTTCTATTGAACTTGTTTGAGGTACACTTCTTTCTTAAGTTTACCAACTCTTTTCTAGATAAATTTGCAAGTTCTACTTCAAATCCATCTAATCCTGGGAAATCTACCCAGGTAGTTTTACTGTCTACCAGTAGTGATTTTAAATCCATTTATGTTCTCCTAATATGTTATAATGGTTCCTAAATTTGCAGGACTAGTAACTAATCTAAAGTCTATAGTCTGCGTGTATATTTCAGCAACACTAGATCGTTTTGTAAACATGCATCCTGCTAAGTTTGCATTTAAAAACGTAGAACCATTAACTATGGTTTTTATTCCTATTGTTGTCGAAGTATTAAATGATTGAAAAGTAGAAGAATTATTACTTGTTAAAAATTGTGTAATATTTCCACTTACTACTCTCTCTCCTAATGTATAAGTTGTCGGATACATTGCATTACCTGCATTAGTAACTGACAAACTATTCTGTAATGTCTCATAAGGAGTCCAATCTATATTGTTTTGCACTTGTAGTGTAGTAGTTGTTAAATTCGGTACATCAACTGAATCTACTTCTACATCTAAAAGCGAAAGGGTGGGAGTTCTTGTCGAACTAGCGCTTACCAGTGAACCTGGAAGCGAAAAGCTGGCATTTCCCACTCTACTTAGTTTTTGTGCATCTCCACTTACAGTTAATATAAGTGGTGAGCCTTTTGCTAAGTTAAACTCTCCTTGAGTAATTACGCATCCTTCTAATTTGAAGGTGCTCTCTCTGGTTACGATATATAAGTCAAACGATTTTAATAATTGTTCTCCATTACTAGTATCATAATCAGTCAGAAGACTTTTTACAATTGTTTCATCTTTCTCTTGAGTTAGATGAACTGCAAAACTAAAGTTTGCGGGATTTGCTTTTGTTATACTTGTTCCCTGAAACATCTTTGTTTGATCGTGCAAAGTCTTTACTTCGTATGCATCTTCCGCGAATGTTTGTGAGAACGACACTTCAGGAGTCGTTTTAATTAAATAACGACTCCCATTGTGTACGATGTGTACACTACTTTCTCGAAGTAGATTGTACGTTGCCATTTTTATACAGTGACGTCTGTTGCATATGCAGAGTCGGAGTGAGTAGTTGAGCCTGTATACTTAACTGTCATTTCGTCTCCTGTTGATAAATTACTACCCTGAGCTGCAAACTCAACAGTAGATGATATAATATCTGCAGTTTCTATTGACGGTATCTGGAAATGAGCTACTGGTAAATCAAATTCTACCAATGGTGATGCTCCGGAAGCTCCGCCCATAAACAAACTCATGTCAAATTTAGTATTCACTAAGTCTGTAGCTTTTGTTAAGTCAGATAATAACTCATTAGAGCCGTCTGCTTTAGTGTCCAAATACATAGTTAAAGAACCACTTATTTGTCTTGACCCTGAGAAAGAACCAATTGGAGTATCAACAACTCCTAATGTTTCTGGAGTCAAATAAGTAATATTATTAGCAATTGTTAATGAACCACCTGTAATATTAATTGCATAAGTTTTTGTTCCAGCTCCTGTTAGGTCTAGTACTTCTGCAGCTCCTGAGCCTGTAGTAGCATGAGTTAGACTTAAAGTAGACAACTTATTTCTTAGATAATCAGCGTCTGAAGAAGCTGTAGTATCTACATAGTTGTACCCTTCAGCATAAGTTCCAGATGTATCAGCTGTATCAGTAGTTCCATCAGTTGTTAATGCTTTACTTGGGTCTTCTATAGCTGTAGTTACCTGATCAATAGTTGTTGCGTTACCTGACCAAGCAATAGTAGCAATACCATCAATTGAGAAGTCAATCTCTGCTTGGTTTACTTGACACTCATTTAGTCTGTAAGTAGTATTTTCCATTACGAAAAATATTGATAATTTTAATAATTCGTGATGGTCAGATCTTGCAAAAGATACATCTGCATCTGTTGAGTCACAAACAACCGCTGGAGCTGAAGTACCACTTTCAGCACCTCCAGTAATATCTTTACCAGCAATAGCTGCCCATAAAATGTTTTCACACATATCATGAACTCCAGTACCTCTGTTACTATTAGCACCATGTTTAAAAGGTCTTACATAAGTTGAGAATGACCATTCAGCTGGAGCTAAAGAGTCATTGAATCTTTTTGATCCTCTGCTTGGGGTTGCACCCGCTTCATTAATTGTTATATCTGTAGATTCTGAACTTTGTGAAAAACTATATCCGTCTAGTACTCCTATTTTGAAAGTATTAGCGGCTGTACCATTTCCTTTAAAAAGTCCTGTACCTGCTCTTGAACCTTCTGAAGTTACTGAAGAAACTCCGTCAGCGTCACAGTCAAAACCTGTTCCACTACCAGTTGTAGCACTTTGTGCTAAGCCTGCACCATCACTGATTCCTGTTCCTCTAAAGTTATTTGGAAGTGCGATGGATGTTACTCCGCCACTGCCATTAACTGTTTTTACTACTACTTTTACTCCATTAGATAAAGTAATAACGTCACCTACAGCATGTCCTGTACCTGCAGTAATTGCATCAACACTTAATAACGAACCGCCACTTGCGTGCATTCCGTTTGCAGATGATACAAATACCTTGGTATTTCTTGATAGATTTAAAGCCATTTTGCTTATCTCCTATAATTTATAATGGAAAGGGTTTAGCTAGAATTTTCTGCTTTACCTGTTTCCTAATATCGTACTTCGATTACCATTTCACCAATACCTAATGGAGCAATTGCCCCTTCATCTGTTCCTATTGATTGAATATTTGCAGATGTAGTTGATAGATGTGGTGATACAGTATCATCATACACTAGTATATCATTTTCGTCTACGACTCTTTCGATGTCTTCGAGTAATAATGATAAATTTTCTTGAGGGTCATTTGCGTCTTGTACATAGGCCCTAATTGTTATCGTTAAAAATCTCCATTTAAATCCACCGGGTTGATACTGACGTATCTCGTCCCCAGCCACAACACATACTTTTGGGTATTGTTGTATCTCATCTAAAAACACTAAATGTGAATCAGCGTTTTGATAGAGATTTGAATTATATGGATAATTTCCATCAATTTCTTTTAACTTTTTTACAAGAGCTTCGGCTATCTTTTTTCTTTGCGTTCTATATGCCATTATACTCTCCTAAGTGTAAATCTTTTTTCAGTCATTTCCATCGCTAGTCTTCTTATACTTTTTGTTATAAGAGGCTTTGGATTGTACCCTGCCGGCCACCTAGCTGAGTTTTCAAAAGTTGAATAAACTCCTGTTTTATTCTTACTTTGCCCTCCTCCTGTTAAGGTATATGTATATTGTCCTGTTAGTGTTTTTCCTGTATCTCTTAAATTTAATAATTTTACACTATTAGAAAATTGACCTGTCCTATTAATTAAAGCGGGTCTTCCCATATTCCTTCTAATCTCTGCCGGTAGTCGTCTGTTAATTTTGTTTTTTATTGCATTGAGTTCTTTTTGACTTCCCGCAATATTTAAATCTTTACTACTGTTTACGCTTTTAGACGCAAGTAGTGCTGCTGCTTTTTCTAGTTTCTCTGCAGTAGATGCTGCTGCTTTTCCACCTGATCTAGCTTTATCTGTTATAGTCTTTGTTTCAGGAGTTTTAATAGTTTTTGAAACTTTGCCTGTTGACCTCTTTTTATACTTTCTTGTTTTCTTTCCAACCCCTGCCTTAACTAGCTGGTCCCCAAGCTCATCTCCTATACTTTTAGACCCTGTTACGGTCAATACTCCAGCATCTTCTATTGCTTTTGTAAGCTCATTACTAAGTATTTGCTCAAGGTTGCCAGTTACTAAGGCTCTTCTCAACCCACCTAACTTAAGTTGCTTTGGAGCTTTTTCATTTAGATTCAGCCCTTTAGTTTCCATTGTGTAAGTAGCTAAAGTTCCATCATTAATTTTAATATCTAGCTCTTTTAAATGAGAGATGTCTATATGGTTGTTCTTTGACATTGCTTTTAAAGTTTCAGTTATAACTTTGTTATCAGCATCTCCCTTTTTTTCTGCTTGGGCAATTACATGTCCTACAGCTCGTAACTTTCTTAATCTACCTAGCAGTACTTCGTTTTTTCTCCAAAACTCAGTATTTGCTTCTCCTTTTGCTGCAGCTTCTATCTGCGCATCTTGTATAGCCATAATTGTTAAAGAAATAGAAACATTAATAGGTTCCATTGTCTTGTGTCCAACATTCCAAGTAGTAGGTAACTTATGTCCTACTTTTCTTAAATGTCCAGCTAATTGTTTTAATGCACTACTAAACTGTTGCTGAGTTTTTTGACCTCCAAAAGATGCCCATGCTTGCATTACCTCAGGGTCTCCCCATAGTCCTGCATTAGTAATTGCTTCATTCAACTCTCTAAAAAACTGTGAACTATTTTTAATAGTGCCTAACTGTATGTTCCTTAACTCTTGACCTAAACTTGTTGCACTTTTTTCTAAATCCTCTGCTTGTTTTCTTACTAAGGACTTATAAGATACTCCAGTACTTGGATTACTAGGTAATTGAGTAAACTTAAACTTACTCATTACTTATGTATCTTATAAAAATCCAATATACGTTTAATATGGTCTGGAAATCCTATGTTTTCCCTTAAACTTGTTGATACAGGATTTTGTATCTGTGCACCTGATATAGTTAAGTTTGCTTTTCTTTCGTCTTTTAAGTAATACTTTACTAAATCAAAACACGCTAATTTTAAATCTTCTGGTGTTGACGCATACCCTGAAGTATAGACAACTTTTACTGCTTTTCTACCTTGCGGAAAGTATGCATCACCTGTTGCAGTTGTTCTGAAAACGGTGTCGAGTGCTTCGTCCACTACATATTCATACTTACCACTACTATCAGAGTTACCTGTTATTAAAGTCGTATATGAGTCTGATTGACTTTCCCTTTCGGAAACTGAAGTCACGCTCACAACTGGACTTTCATCGAGTATTATTGCATTTGTGTACTTATCCCTAATATCATAGTATTCGGTCTTTGCACTTGAATAATAATCTACAAAACTTGTGCCACAGTATGTCTTTACTGTTTGGCTGATGGCTGGTATAATAACGTTAATTTTTGAATCTTCGGAAACCCCGGTGAGTCCCGCGAAATCTTTATATTGTGCTAATGTTATTAAATTTGCCATAATTAAAAAGTGGGAGTGTTAGGTACACTCCCATAAACCTTATTAAGCTAATATTAGCTAGCTTTATACATCCAACCCCACTTAGAAGTTGCACCATCGATAAGATCGGTAAATCCGATTCTTTGAGAAGCCACTAGGACTCTTCTTTGGTTAGCTACTTCGTAGTCTGATTCTACTGTAACACCTCTTAATCTAGGTAATACAAAGTTTCTTGGATTAACTGCGATAGCTCCGAACTTAGAAACTGCTGGTGTAGCAAATTCGTCACATAATAGTACTCTTGAACCGAATACTTGACCAATTTCACCAGAAAGCTTAGTAGCCATGTCGCCAACTAGGTTAGCGTCTTGGAACTCTGCATCTTCTAATAGTTCATAGTAAGACCTTTGTGAAACAATGTATACTACTTCACTTGGGTTTATACCATATTTACCCATATTCTTTCTCATTTCAAGTAAGTCAGTTGCTACAAGTTTATCAGTTGCAAAAGCTGTATCTGATTGTGTGTAGTCACTGTCATTTCTTGCTAAGTGTAGCAAACCTTCAAAAGCTGCACCTGAAGTACCATAAGCACCGTCAGCGTCATCACCAGCTAGGATAGCATTCTCGATACCTCTAGCGTGTGCTCTCACCATTGATTCTCTAATTAAAGGAAGAATTGGTAAGATTGCATCTTCTTCAGTTTCGTTACCTAAGTATGATTGTGAAATAAGTTTCTTAGTTGAAAGAGTTCTTTCAGTCATATCTACCCCACCTGCTGAACCAGGGTTATAAGAATCCCCTCTTTCTTGCAAGTTACCATGCGGGCTTGAACCCGTAGCTGCTTGGTTGCCTGTAAATTCAGCATAACCAGCATCTGGTAAGATTGGAATAATCATATTAGCAGAAGTCATTGAGATTTCTCTAAATAAAGGTGCTAATACCAACTCGTTCTGAATATCTCTTTCGATGTTTGTTGAAACAACTTGCTCAAAGTCTGCAGATGAAACAGCAACACCACTATGTGCGTTAACTTTTTCCATTACACCTTTAGCTACATCATTGTCCCAGCCTTTACCAGTAGCTAAACCAGCAAATTTTGCGTCAAGGATATCTTGCTCAAAAGTTTTTTTCCAGTCACCATTTGAACCTCTGTCAGAGAAATGTCTTTTAGACTCTCTGATGTTCATGATTTCTTCTGATTTCTCAGCTAGTTGTGACTCTAAAGATTTTACTACTGACTCTAATTGAGTGTAGTCTTCTTTAACTCTAGTTTCAACGTCATTCATTAGCTTTTCAGCTCCTGTTAAACCTGCTTCAACTATAGTTTTAGTTTTTTCCTGATCAGCTACTTCGTTAGCTTTTTGAACTTCAGCTTCATCGGCAGCTTTTTGAGCAGCTTCGTCTGCAGCCTTCTGTTCAGCAGCTTTAGATTCCGCTTGTTTCATTGCAATTTCAGCGGCTGTATCAGCAGCTACTTTCTTTGCAAAAGCTTCTAAATCAAAATTGCTTTCAGGAGATTGTTTTTCGTTTGACATATTTGTCTCCATGTTATGGGATTCCTCCCGTCTTGGCTGCTCAACATTAACAGCGTCTGCTGATTCTGCTGGGTTAGCCTTGTAAAAAGTTTGCTTGTACTCGTTGTACTGTTCCATACTATCAAATGACTTGCTTAAGCCAAAGGTTGCCCCTTGGTTGCAAGGAACTGATACTACAGAAACTTCAAAAAGCTCTGCGTCCTTTATTTTATATCCATCGGTTTCAGTCATATAATCAGCGTCCTTGACTTTGAAACCGACAGAAAAAGCTCCAAGGACACCGTCTTTAATTAGTTGTGTTACATCACCTGCAGCTTTTGATATCTTTGCAGATATCTCTAAACCGTTTTCTGTAACTTGTAAATCTTTTGCACGACCAATAGGTTTGTCGTAGTTGTGATTGAACAGAATTATTGGATTGTTTTTGAAGTTCTCTAATCCACCTTTTGTCCATGCATCACTTTCTATAATATCTCCAGCTCTGTCAAGACCATTAGTACTTGCTGATCCTTTGATTTCAACACCGCCATCATCAGATTCCCCTAGTGATTTAAAAGTACTTGTCCAATGATAAATTTTATTCGACATCTTTTGTCTCCACTTTCTTCTTAGCAGGTGCTTTTTTCTCAACAGGTGCTTCTTTTACTTCTGGTGTAGTTACTATGTCTACTGGGTATCTTTTTGATACTACGCTGAGTACTCTACTCCAAGAACCAAATGCTCTTCTTAATAAGTAATCTTTAATAGGAACATCAGTTCCTTTTGCTTTATAAGCAGGTAAACCCATTGGGCCGCCTTCTTTTTTAAAGTACTCAGAAAGAGACTTTACCATCATATCTTTTGTCATAATTATTCTTCCTCGCTTGGGGCAGCCTCTTCAGGTCTACCGCCTTGTTCCGGGTTTGTAGCTGAGCCTGCTATATTTGCAGGTACTCTTGGCTCATCAAATCCGGCTACAGGTTCTTTTCCTAATGCTTCTCTTGCTTCGTTAGCACTTAGTATTCCAGTGTTAACTAAAGTAGCATAGTATGCTGCCTGGTCTCTCAATTCTGGTTGTAAAGCAGGAATCCCTGTTACATCTTCATTTAGTGAAAAACCAAAAAATCTTTCTAGTGCGTACCCAAGTTTTTTAACTATAGGTAGTACGGTTTCTAGATAATATAATCTGTGATTAGGTCTTATGTTAGCGTTATTACCGC